AGATTATACACATAATATTACAAAAAGCAAATGATAAAAATACTCGGACCGTTGAAGTTAACCTTACCTTTTTAGTTAAGGAATATCCAAACTATCAAAAATCACCACAATCAAGTGTTCAAGAATACGATTTAATTGCCGTATCGGATTTTGCATATTTATCAATGTTAAAAAGAATAAGTCGAAGTGTTAAAGGAAATGTGGTTGATAACATTAAAAAAGTTTTTCAAAAAGATCTTAACATGACAAATGTAATTGTTACTGATTCATGTGTATCTTCATTTGACGGAGTGCTTGTTATTCAAAGTCCTCTTAAAGCAATTGAATGGTTAAGACAAAAAGCTTTTGATGCAGAAGGTGCGCCATTTTTCATTTTTCCTAGAATAAGTTCCAATCTTATTGCAATTACATCATTAACAAAACTTCTTAAAAGAAAACTATATAAAACATATCAATATAAGCCGCAACAGGTGGCTGTTCCTGGAACAGTTGAAGCATATGAGGAAAATTTGGATAAAATTATTAATATGAAAAGCAATATAAAATTGGACAAATTAAAGCAAGCGAACGATGGTGCTTTTTCCAATAAAACAGTTGTTACAGATTATGCTAAAAAATCATTTATTTCCAAAATATTTAATAGAGATAAAGATGCTAAAATAAAAAAGAATAAATTACTCGAAGATTCTCCTTATGGTAAAACTCTTAATTTTATAACAAATGGAATTGCAGCTGTCGCAGAACCTTTAACCAATTTACCTGATGCAAGTCGCACGCTGGTTTCCACAAATAGTAATAGTAATGCCAGTGGAAACCCAAACAGTTCCACTGTTATGACAGACAGTTTAGGACGTATAAAATCTTATTTGTCCAATATGGAAACATTAAATCACCAAATTGAAATATATGGAGATTTTGCTTTAAACCCAGGTAAAAAAATTGAAATTAAGGTTCCTAAATCTTGCAACATTGAGGAATATAATGCAAAAATTAATACAGCCAATGATCCAGACGATGATGAAGATAAAGCATTATCGGGAATATATTTGGTAGCAGTTGCGGTTCATAATTTTACCGATGGTAAATACACCACTACTGCTAAAATAATGAAAGATCAATAAAAGTATGAAAATTAATACATGGTTTACTGCCGTTGTTGAAGATGTATCCGATCCGACCGGAGCAGGTAGAGTAAGAGTTCGTTGTTTAGGTTTTCATACAGATGATAAAGCCGAACTTCCCACGGAAGATCTTCCATGGTCAACTTGTTTACTACCTGTAACAAGTGCAAGTACAAGCGGCGTAGGTACCAGTGCGACCGGATTGGTTCCTGGAAGTTGGGTATTTGGATTTTTTAGAGATGGAACTGAAATGCAAGATCCTGTAATATTAAGCAGTATTGCATCAGCTGCTGATGTTGGTGGTTATGATAATGGTATTGGTTCAATGAGCGGTGTAGGATTTAAAGATCCTTATGGTTCATACGGTATCAGTGGCGGAAATGATATTCCAGCCGGAGCAGCCAGTGGAAGTCAATCTGGTGGAATTGCAAGTTATGGCGGAAATGTCGTAGGTGGAAGTAATCCGTTATCAACATTGGAAAATCCTCCTCCTCCTCCAAATGTCGCAGGAGGTATACGAGAAAAAATGATTGCCATTGCAAAAAGTAGAGTAGGAAATACATATGAAACATCTGTAAACCAAGGGCCTGGAATTTCGGAATTTTGGGGCGCAACAAGTTATCCTGGAGGTTATAATGATCGTGCGCCATGGTGTGCTGCATTTACTTCTTGGTGTGTTCAACAAACTGGAGTATTGACTGATGATATTAGACCTAAAAGCGCATCAGCATTTAAAGGTGGTGGATATGAGTCATGGGCGCAATCAAATCCTTCGATTGCAAAACTTATAGTAAATCCAAGAACAATTAATGCCGGAGATCTCGTTGTGTTTAGTTTTAGTCATATTGGTATTGCCGCAACAAATAGCGATTCAAACGGTTCTTTTAAATGTATTGAAGGTAATACAAATGCGGCAGGAAGTAGAGAAGGCAATGGTGTTTACGAAAAAACTAGATATCTTAAAAGTGTACGAAGTGTTGCATCTTTAATTGTTTGATAAATACAAATACTATGGCAAGTGAATGGTCAGCTCCAGTAGCTAAAGGTGATTCGGTTTATCCTTACAACAGCGTTACTAAAACACGTAGTGGTCACGTGATGGAAGTGGATGATACTTTTGGTAATGAAAGACTATATCGTGCGCACAAATCCGGAACCAGTGAGGAAATAAATGCTACTGGTGATCATACATTAACGGTTTTGGGTAGTGGATTTAAAGTTGTTTTTGGTGATGACAATATTACCGTTAGCGGTAATGTTAATATTACCGTAATGGGAAATTGTAATACAGTTGTTAATGGAAACTATAATCTTGAAGTTAATGGTGATTACAGTGAAACAATTGTAGGCACCAAACGATCAAAAATTGGAGGTCAAATGATTGCAGAAATATCGGATGAATATGCAATGAACATTGGCACTAATGAAAAAATTACAGTTCAAGGTGACCATAAACATACAATTAAAGGCAAAAGCGAAGTGGATATATCCACTGGTAGGAGATTGGAAATTCACGGAGGGAATAATTCATCAATATATGATGGAAATAGTTTATTTGTTCTCGGAAAAAACCAAACAACAGTATTAGGTCCTGATAAAAGTCTTGCATATGATCGTATTATAAAAACCACGGGTAGCCTAAAAATTTCTTCAACTAATAATATATTAACTGATACAGGTGAAACATCAATTAATGGTTCAATGTTTACAGTTAAATGTAAAGGAGAAACAACTTTGGACAGTTCAGGTGCTGTTCAAATTAAAGGCTCAACAATCAATTTGGATAATTAATTATGGCGGGTATAGTAATAACAACACAACCGGTAAGCTCGACTGTAGTTAAAAACAGAACAAATACTTTAAGTGTATTGGCGACGGCTACGGCCGGCACTTTAAACTACAATTGGTATGAAGATGCTGCAACCGATGTTTTACTACAAAGTGGAACATCAAATACTTTTGTTCCGTTACCATTAACATTGTCAAAAAGCTATTATGTTAAAGTATGGACCAGTGATGCTCCGGCGGTTTTTGTTACAAGCAACGCCGTAACAATAACAGTGATTGATCCGCCGGTAATAAGCACCGAACCACTGCCTGTAAGTGTGTCTGCAGGTCAATCCGCAACATTAAACGTTGTTGTTGCACCTTCACCAAATTCCAGTGCTGTGTCATACCAATGGTATTTTGGAGCTTCAGGTATAACGGATAATCTTATTGTCGGAGCCGTTGGGTCTTCATATGTAATAACCAATGCGCAGGAATCAAAATCTGCTTGGGTGCGAATTGAAAATGCTGCAGGATATGTAAATTCAAACAGTGCACGTGTAACAGTAACCGAACCTTTTGTTGAAGACTCCGTCGAAATTAGAGAAGAGAAATCAAATGCATTTGGAAATTCCTTAGGTGATGATAGTGGTTCATTGCTTGATGGTTTTCCATTAGAATCTATTAATGTATTATCTCAAGCGAAATCATTGGCCGATTGTGCTAAAAATCTTCCCAATCGTTTAAAAGATTTAGCTGTTGAATTGGCAACAAAGAAACTTGAAGGACTTTTAAACGATACCACAGGTTTAACATTTGAAGATCTTAGAGCATTAGAACAAAAATATAATAAAGTTCAACAAGTAGTTGATCAAATTAAAAATTTCAATCCAAGAAAACCTACACTATTGGAGGCAATAGGTATACTTAAAAATGCTACAGGAATTGATTTAATTGAAGAAACAAATAAAGTATTAAATGATTATGCTGCCGTAAGTGGTATATCAGGTATTGTTGAACAAGCATTAAATTCTGATTTTTGTAAAGTTACAAATTATGGACTTGATGGTAAACCCGCACGATCAACAACAAATATTCCTATGGGAATTCCACCTTCCACTGTTGAAGGTGTGACAGCTCCTGTTGGAATTTCCGAATATAGTACTAAAGCTAAAGAGGAATATGATGCATTTACTTTTCAATTAAAAGAACAAATTGAGGCGGATCAAGGGAAACTGTTATCATATACTGGAACAGAAAAGGAAACTTATACATCAAGTATATCATTATTGAACACCATCTCCCTTGCTTATCACGATAAAATTTCCAAAACAGTTGATGATACAAAGGATTCACAATATCTCACCGAATTTGAAGCAGCGATTAAAGATACTGCTACTAAAAATTCATCTTGGTCAGCACCAATACTTAAAGAATTTGAAGATCGCGCAGCCGTTGTATCTGATATTATTAATCGGAATGCACAAATTATAAGAAACTTTTACAATCCAGGAGGTACAGGAGACTGGTTACCATGGTACATGAGTGCATACGGCCATGTTAAAGCCGATGATGGATCTTCGTTTGATAAAACAACCGAAGCTGATATTGCGAATGGTTCAATTAAAGAAGATTGGCAATATTTGGGAACCAGAAATAATAAATTGGTTAAAGGTACAAGTGTGGCCAGTAACTATTGGAAGTTTGGTACCGTATTGGAAATAAGATATGCAGATACAAAAGCTCCTGTTGGAAGCGGCCAAGTGCGAGTTGATGATGCTGGCGGAATGAGTAAAAATGTTATTGATTATTTTTGCGCAGGTGATAAAGCATTGTTTAGTTCAATTACGTCAAAATCAAAAAATCAAGGCGCCGGCACAAAACCGTCGTATACAACACCTATTGAAGTAAGAGTTATTAGCGGTGGTCCTAAAAATGCTTAAAATGTCAAACCAGTGTAAATCATTTAGTATAAATAGTTTTAACCATGAGTTTAATTCTTTCAGACTACAATGTTGCTGGTAAAAAGTCAAGTAACATTTCTAGACAGGTTGTTTATAGCGATTTGGACTTATCATTTAATATACATCCTACATCCAAAGATATAAAACCTGTTTATGATATTGCTGCGGTTAAAAATTCCATTAGCAATTTGGTCCAAACCAGTTTTAAAGAAAGACCGTTTCATCCTGAAATTGGTGCAGGAATAAGAGCTTTACTATTTGAACCGGTTGATTTATTTACATCATTGGCATTAAAAGATAACATTTTAAGAGTCATAAGTCAATTTGAACCAAGAGTAAAAGACGTCACAGTTCAAATTCAAGATGATAGTGAACGAAACTCTTATGTTATAACAATAGGCTTTGTTGTTTTTAATGACAGAAATGAAGAATTTCAATTGTATTTAAGCAGATTAAGATAAAGAAAATATATGGCAAATTTACAAAAACGCTTGGACGTTACCGAATTGGATTTTGATGCAATTAAATCCAATCTTATAACTTATTTTAAAAATACGGAACCGTTTAAAGATTACGATTACACAGGATCAGGATTAAATCAATTGTTGGATGTATTGTCATATAACACGCATTATAATGCCATGTTGGCTCACACTGCCGTAAACGAAAGCTTTATTGATACCGCTCAATTAAGAAGTAGTGTTATTTCGAATGCCAAACTTTTAGGATATATTCCTCGCAGTAAATCTTCACCAACAGTAAATGTTGGAATACAATTTATTAAAAAAGCTAATACCAATAATCCTGTTACTTATATTAATTTAAAGAAAGGTTCACTTTTTAAAACATCATACGGCGATGATTCATATGTTTATACCACACTTGATGATCATCGTTTAGAATATAATCCTGATACAAACAGATATTTTAAAAATAATATTACATTAAGAGAAGGTTCCATAAGAACAAACAAATTTCCAATTACAAATTCTTTTGATAAAACCGTATATTCGATTGAGGATGATAATATCGACATTACCACTTTAATTGTTAGAGTTTATGATCAAAAAAATAGTGATGTATTTGAAGTATATACAAATTTTACATCGCTTGAATTAACAAATGAATCATTTTTAGCTGATGCTCCACTGTACTTTTTAAAGGAAAACGCATATGGTAAATATGAAATATATTTTAGTAACAATGATGTTTTTGGTAAAAAACCACCAAATTTAGGAGTTGTTGAAATCGAATATTTAACAACAACTGGTTCATTATCAAATGGAGCTAGTACTTTTACATATGTTGACACTCCTCCGGAATATACCGACGGTTCTTTAGTAACAACAGTTCCTATCGTTGATTCATTTGGTAACACTGTTCCAGGAAAAGCTTTTGGTGGCAATGAAAGAGAAAGTATTGATAGTATTCGATTAAATGCTCCGGCGGCATTTGTCGCACAAAACCGAGCAGTAACTGCTAATGATTATAAATCATTAATTTATTCAAATTTTCCTATTGCAAAAAGTATTGCTGTATGGGGCGGTGAAAGTAATATTCCAGTTCAATATGGTAATGTTTTTATAAGTATTCAACCGCAAACACAAAATAGCAATGGAGAACAAAATGGACTGACACTTACTTCGGATGAAAAACAATCCGTTCTTACTTTTCTTGACAGCAAAAAAATATTATCAATAACTCCTGTGCTTGTTGATCCTCAAAGAGTAACACTTGTTCTTGATGTTCTTTTTAAATATAATAG